AATGCTGTTCTGGAAGGTACGTTATTATCTGAATAGTCATCACTGTATTCCCAATTATCCGAAATTTCATTATTAGACTGAATACCTAAGAAAAATTCTGTTAACTGAGCCGGAATTGCGCTTCCAATTCTTAAAGTATCAAACAATATTTTAAATTGAACTTGTTGACCCGCAGCAAAAGATGTTATATCTTCAGCAAATGGGATAAGCTGCCAGCCGCCAGTTATAGTGTTAAATCCAGATGTGCGATAATATACTTTTAAATATCCCGTATCCTTGTAAAGCTTGTTTGTACTTGCTAGATACTTATAAACCGCATCCGGTGTGTCCAATACTTTTGTTACGATATAACTATAGTCAAAAAAAGCATCTGACCTAATATCAGCAATAATAGTACCTCTTTGACCGACAGGGGCGTTGCCGGTAACAGCCAACCAACCATTACTAAAATCCAAAGAAACAGCACCTATAAAAGAAAGATCAACAACCTCACTAATTGTGGTTTCCCTGTATTTGTTTGAGTTTCCACCAAAAATCTTATCAATGCTGTTGTTAACTACCTGTTTCATAACAAGTAAGTTTGTGTTGGTTAAATAAACAGCTCTATCTACAGCGTTAGACCATGCGGCGTTTGCCAAGGTTGGAGCTGTTATCTCGTTTGTTGCACCAAGTAAGTTAGATGTAACTAATGACGGCCAAGTTGTAGCACCTGAAGTAAGTTCTGATAATCTACCTAAATACAAATTGGTAGATGTTGCAAAAAATGCACAATCAAAACCCGCATTCGATGTATGTTGAGGCGTTGCAAAATACTCCGAGTTTATTGCCACAAGAGTTCCTGATAAAGCAGGTAAGTTTCCTGTTTTATGCACAAAAGCATCTCCTGTTGTGCCAAAAGCCCTGCAAACATCAACGGTACCGCTCGTCGTTATGTTTATGATGGCACCGCCGGGAGTAGCTGACACTTGATAGTCGTTTGCTGTGGGGTTTCTTGCAAAATAAACAGTATTGTTGGTTAGTCCAGCACCGCCCGATAAGTTTGTAAGAAAAATAGGATCGTTGTTGTTGTACCCGTGTCCGGTCTGAGTTATCCTGTCTGTTACATCGTTGATGGTGTTCCCTGCCGTTATAGGACAGTTTAACGTTGCATTAGTAGAGTAAACGTAATATTGATGTGTAGCTGCAACACCGTTATGAACATAAGCTCTGTTGTTAGCTTCATCAATAATCACACCTGTTGAGGCAGTATTTAGCTGCCCAGCTCCTATGTTGTTTGGATCTTGTAAAAAATATGTAGCTTTTTGGTTTGAACCTGTTGCAAAAGGGAATAGTGTACCGGGAGCTAGTGGAGTAAAATCTGCCAAATCTACATTATTAACACAATACAATCCACCATTCACCAATACGGAACCAGTAACTGCTACAAAAATCCTAAACCCAGTGTTGCCGTTATCTATTACTTTAAACCCTCTGTAAACAGTAGTGGTTCCCGGTGTATCGGCAAGCTGCATCCTTATCATGCCAACGTATGAAATATTTCCGTTGTTGAGGTTAACCGTATGGCAAGTTATGGTAGCTATAGAGCCAACCTTTGCCGCAATATGATAAAGTCTGCCGTTAGGAGACAAATAAGACATTACTGGGGTAACTCCTGCTGTGTCCGCCAAAACATCCACAAACTTATTTAAGGAAGGACCTAAAACCGTATCCCCATCCACCACATGGTTTAAAACTCTACCCTGAATTGTAGTTTTTGTTTGGTCGTATGTACCAACAACGTTTGCTAAAAGGTCCGCTTTTATAGATTTCATAAGTTCTCCTTAAACTAAACTCCAAACAATGCTATCTCTTCTATAAGAATTCCCCACTAAAGTGTAATTAATTGTTTTTCTAGCAATAATGGTTCCTAAATTGGGGGAATTATAGTCAATTTGAGTAACTCTTTGATTCTTGTTTCCAAAATCGGCATATGTAATGGTTTGAACACGATCGGTCGCTTCGAGTATTCGAGTTCTAGTGTTTTTTTCAATTTCATCAAATATATCCGATAGTATATCTTTAATTTCGTTTAATTTATTTATTTGTGTAAGTTGATTAGCCGCAGTTGCGTCTCCTCCCCCACCGCCTCCGACTTGATTTAAAATTCCCTTCAAGAGGGATATAACTGTTGCATTGACGCTTGGATTAGTCACCATTGGATCGGCTATGTCACCCAAAGCGTCCGCGGTGGCTTCAGTGAATGTTGCGATAACATCATCAAATTCCCCTTTAACTTTGAGAACTGAGAGTGTTTCGTCAAAAACATTTTTAATTACTTGATTGGCATCTAATTTAGTTGCGTTATTCATTTTGCTTTTTTATTATTAGCTTTAAAAAAAATCATTAACCCCTATTACATGCCCCCTATTTTGCCCTTTAGTCTCTTAAACCTTTGAGCAGCCTGCGCAGCCGGAGAATTCATATAATCTTTTTTCGCTTGAATTTCAGCCAACATCGTGTTTTCATCTTCAGGCGACATTCCGGCATTTTCAGAACGAAGAGCCTCCATTGCTCCTCCAACAAATGGAGCAGCACTCGCTAAACCGCGAGAACCAATTTTTTTACCAACAGCAGCCATAGCATCTGGAACAGCATCTATAGCCATTGAAGTTAATTTCTCTGGATCACCCTCGACCAAATTCATACCTGTATTAACCGCAGATCCCAAGCGATTGAGAAGATTTGGCATTTTATCACCAACTAATCCCATTCCCGGAGTGATAGTTCCGCCTTTAATGCGGATACCCTGTCCTTTATTTAGTTTTTGTAAATCATCCATTGGGGATAATTCTGCTTGTTTTTTCTTAAACATCTCCAATAGTTTGCTTTTTTGGGCATCCGTGGCACCAGCTTTGCTCAATTTAACTGCGTAATCTTGATAAAGTTCTCTTATTCGATTTAATTCTTCAGCAGCTGCTTTGCGGTCCATTTTACCACCCCTTTTTGTTCTTTGGCCACAGATCTTTACACGCCCAATACTGAGCACTTAATTTGCTTTTCTTTTCATCACATGAATGTCTGGCTCGGAAAGATTTTTTAGCTTTAGGAGAATAATTGTGTTTATAGCCATCAGCTCCGTAATGAACAAGCTTTTCTTTACCGTTTTCACATGCTTTAACCATTTTCTTTTTACCCGGACGAGTAGAGGTCGTGGGTCGATTACACTTCAAACGAGATTTAATCCCTTTAAATCTTTCGCTCATTTTAGTAAATCCTCCAAGGTTAATTCAGGGTCATATTCATCTAATGCTTTCTTTAATTTAAGATCAATCAGTTTTTTAACTTCCCCAACTTTTTTATTTTGAAAAAATTCGGGATTTCCCTTAATGATTTTAGATGGTAACAGTTGTTCAACAGAGTCTTTATCTCCTGCCAGCATCATTTTTTTAGCATTACCAAGTCCTAAATTATGTTTTAAATATAGGTCTTGCAGAGATTTTTTAGGGAGTTTTTTTAAAGATTCCTCCAAAAGATCAACCATTACATCTTCTTGCACACCCAAATCCTTTGGTGTTTCGACTCCCTCTGGTTTTAATTTAGCAATAACCGACGGCATTAGTTGAAAAAGACCTTTAGCCTGACTGCGAGGATTGTCTTGATATTTACCGTGAGTTGATTCAACACCGCCAATAGCGGCAACATCCTCTTCCGGAACTCCAGTTCGCTGTGAAACCATTTTATAAACATCTTGAGGCTTTCTTTCAACAAAATTATCACGATTTTGCATTAAAAGCTCAAGCAATTTATTTTTCATAACTATCTTGCCCTCGGATCGAGATCGGGATTAGGCAGTAAATTTGCATCTACATTTGGTTGATTACCTGCGACCATTTCAGGAGCAGCTCCTGGTCCCATTTGATTAGGATCCATCATTTCACCCATTGGATTTCCTTGGATGATCGATTGATTACCCATCGGACCTCCAGGTTGTCCGGGTTGTGGAGGCATTGGAGCCTGTTGAGGAGCATTTGGATTTTGAAGTGGCTGCTCATTAATTAACATCAATAGATCAGGGTCAACCTGACGCAACATATCAATGTGTTCTTGTAAATGAGCTTGAACTTTTGTGAGCAATTCAGGATTTTGACGCAATTCAGGATCGTTGATGACAGCGCGATGCTCCATGATGTGCATCCGATGTTGGTCAAGAGGGTTGGCAAATACGTCTTTACCTTCAAGCAGCCATTCATTTTCACGTTTAATCAAAAGCAAATCACTCATGTCGCCTTCTACCATTGAATCGAGACGACCAGTTTCCATAACCATGAAATACTGTTGAGGATTTTTAATAAGTTTCATTTGAGCTAATTGATCTGCCATTTGAACCCTTCCGGCAGTAGTGCGGCTTAGAGGGTTCCCAACATCAACAATGACCTTCTTAATATCTTTAATCATGTCCCCTTTAAATTCTTTCAACAACGGACGCTTATTCCTACCAACTAGAGCTATAAGTTTGGGAGTATGGGCGAAATCTTTTAGAATTTCAATAAGACAAGTTCCAATATTTTCTAAAAATTTCACATAGTTTTGTTGAAAAGATGATTGAAATTGCAAAGACATCGATTGAACCAGAGCCAACGCTTGTGCTGAACGCAAAGAAGCCTCTGGCTGTCCACGAGTCACACTACTAACACCAGTTAACATCTCGGAAGTTTGGATTAAATCTTGAATCATTTTAAAGACTTCACCCGGAGTACTTGTTAATTGAATTGGCTCGGGTTTAGCATTGGCTTCAATTAGAGTCATCCCGTCGAGCTGCTCTGCTGTAATATCAGCTCCTTTTGGGATAAATACAGATTGAACCATAAATGCATTTTGGTTAGTTAAAACACCAGACATTAAGGCGTTAATGGCTTCTTGAAGAGGATAAATATCAAACATATTGGTGTAGCCATAAGGAGTACCCATGATGTTAGCCGGGGCTAAACGGAAAATTGGAATTTCTCTATATGGCAATGGGGCATCCAAAAGAACAATATCTTTATCCAAAAAGATCATATAACGACCTTCTGGCATGGCTGCTGTTCTTTTATGATAAAATTCATAAACGGCAATGTCGTCAGTTTTATCATTGGAAAAATAACCAAGACGACCATGAATAGTTTCACTCTTCGTTTGAACCCGCATGATTTTATCGGCTAATTCTGGATTTTTTGAAACAAGATTATAGCGGTTAACGTATGTGCGAGTTAGAATCCACTCGTGATTCCATCTTTCTTTGGTTCCATCAACAACAACGTCAAGTGGACTAAGCACGGAAAATTCAAGCTCACCTTCAAAAACTGGCTCTGAAGTTTCTGGATCATATTCATAAATTTCCCCACCCATGGCATTCCAATCCATCTTTAGATAGGAAGCACCCAGAACAATTGCCATTTCAACACATTCGTTAATGGCTTCTTCCAATCCCTTTTCACGCATATAATAATCGAGGATGCCGTTAGCCAAATACGTTTGGGATAATGCTTGATAGTCCGAATTAATTGCTCTAGCCTCTAAAACAGGACGATTTGCAATAATCATGTTGAGGATATTTTGAGCTAAATTGCGGAAATGATTAACTGGTAGCTTAACAAGTTCCCCATGCTCTCCAGTAAATGCAATTTCATGTCCAACACCAGCATTTTCTTGATTAAAATTTCCATAATAGTAATGATACATTTGGACAATTTTTTTCAAAAAGCTATTTACGCGCATCGTGTTGTAAAACGACGCACTTTTCTCAATCAAAGCTGCCGCACAATCCTCAGCGGCTCTTGCGGCAAAATAAACTTTATCGTCAGCCATTAATAATCCTTGAGAAAATCTTTAATATATTTAAGTGGAACCATATAGCTGTCAGTAGGTTGATCAGAACCTGCAAATAAAACACCAACTAAATAGCCATATTTGTTAACTACAGGAGAGCCGGAATTGCCCGGAAACGCAATTGTTGAAATTCCATGGGCTTGAAAATCCTCAACACAACCCCCAGCAAAGAACAAAATCGGAGGAACATACTCACCTTTACATTCTTGTTCAGGCTTATTAGTCAACAATTGAATAACTGTGCTGTAAATTACTTCCCCTTTGGATAGAGTCAAAGGACGACCCTTTGGATGACCAATCAAAACAACATCTTCACCAATATCGACAAAAGATGCTAGTTTAAGTCCCTTTTTTTGGCTTGGAAGTTTTTCAATTAAACATAGATCATGTTTAGGATAGACCGCAATAATTTTTCTAGGAATTAAACGATTATCTTTTTTGATATAAACTTGATCTTTTTTATCAGCAGCTGCACAAACGTGAGCATTGGTCAAAATATAAATCTCACCGGAATCTGCCTCAACGTGAAATCCTGAACCGCTCCCTGTTACCCCAATAATTTTGACAACAGAATCACCCACTTTATTGCGAAAATAATGGTCTTTTAAATGGGGTGCAGCCCAAATTGCACAAGCAATGAGAACAGCAGCAGTCGCTCTTTTGAGAAATTCTTTTGTTTTTTTAAGCATATATCTCCTTTAAATGATTATAAGAACGACTATTCTTAGTTGTTAAAAACTAGGGATATGTTTTCTATTTTTTTCGTCCGTAAATGGATTTGAAAATTTCAACCGAATTATTAGATCGCCCGTCAATGCGAACTCCTGGCTTAATATAATGAGTTGCCTGAGAAACTCCAGGATAAGCCGGATAGGGATTATGTGTAAAATCAACGACTTTAACCATATAAATCAAAGCATCGGCAGCATCGTAATGGGCATTTTCCCCTAAAGAACGAGCAAATTCATCACGGGAATTATCCTTCCAACGACAGTTTTGAAGATGGCGAATCAGGGTCGAACATCTTGGATTTATTACAATTTGCCCAGCTACTAGCATCATTCTTATTTGATTGATAAGAGGTTGCTTATACCCTCTTTCTTTAGAAATTGGGGTAAAATACAGTAAATTATCCGAATGTCGGTAAATTTCTTGAGTAACAATGGGTTCAATGTCAGAAACACGCACTTTTGGGTCAGTTTTTTCATTTGTTAGAATATTTGTCCAAAGATATTCCTCTTTTTTCAAGATTTCATGACTAAACTTCTCCAAATGTAATTCTTCGCCTCTTTTTACAATTTCATCCTCAATTATTAATTTTCCGGCACGAAAATCGTAATATCCAAATAAGACAACGGTTAAGTCCTTGAAACCTATATCCATCGAAACATATGGGGTGTAAAAAGACGGCTTAGGATGCTCACGAACTATTTTAGCCAAAAGTTCCTTATCTACTTCAGGAAATACAGACTTACTGAAATTCTTCAGCATTTCACACATATACTCGCGTTTAAAATCCACATCGTTCACCCCACCCGGATAGCGAGCTATAATGTTATGAATCTGCTCTTGATTTAATAAAGGATTATCAAAGACGGTTTTTTTAGTGAGATTGCCCTCCACCTCAGCAGCCTCAACGTATCCGTTAAAATCATGATCCGGCTCTTCTGGGGGAGTAGAAGACAGAATAAGCTTACCTCCTGTATGGGTGGTGGTTGGAAGCAGAATGGTTTGGACAATCTTTCTTAGATCAGTGCAAAATCCAGCCTCATCAACAATGACTAGTAAGGACTTTTGCCCACGCAAACGTTCAGCACTACCCCCATCCGAACCAGCTAACTGAATTTGTGATCCATTTGGAAAAGTATAGCGAAATCTTTGCTTATTATATTTTGGCTTCAAATCTTCCGGACAATCTTCCATGACTTGCTCCATAATGGGAATAAGCACATCCTCCATATGGATTTTGGTGTCAGTCATGAATTTAATAATTGAACGAGGATTTTTAATGGCTTCAATAATGGCAATTAAGGCTAAGCCATAGGTTTTGCCGGATTGACGAGCAAGCAACCATACTGAGGTTGAATTAGGCTTAGCTGCTTTGTATAAGCTATACATATCCTTTTGAACGGCATGCATCTTATACTCAAGAAGACCCCTTGACCAAAGTTCTCGGATGATTGCTTCTTTGGATGGTTTTTTATGACCAATTGTTGGTTGACTCATTTATTATTGAGGTTCTTTCATTGTGGTGTCAATCAGCTTTAAAAGCTCTTCTGAACTGATTTCTTCCAGTTTATCCTCTTTCTTCTGTTCTATTCCACGAATCATATGGAGAACCTTAGCGAACGTTTCAAAACG